ACCCAGCCAGTCATTAAGCTCCTGCAGTCGCTTTTGCAACGGTATCAGCTCGTTGCGGACAAAGACACGACTGGCCTTTTCAACGTCACCAAAACCGCCGGTATTGTTGGGAATAATGCCCATCATCTGCGGGGGGACACGGTGCGCTGCCATCATGTCATCCCGGCTGACGTTTTTGATATTCAGAAACTCATCCTTTGCCGCTACTTCTGACAGTGGGATGATCTGGATGCCGTCCTTTTTTCCGTTGGGCGAGTACATAAACAGGTTGCGGAAGTTGCCCGGTCCTTTGGCGCTTTTCATCGCATGGCGGATGTTGTTCACGTCCTCCTGGTTCTGCGCCGCGTCGGTCATGTACATGATAAATCCTGCGTGGCTGCCGTTGAGATAATACTTCCGGCGGAACAGGGTTGCGGATTCGTTGAGCAGGGTTGACGGGATGGCCGAAAGATAGCCGGGCAGCCCGTAAATTTCCTGGTTAATGTCTGGCTCCAGCAGATGAAAAATGCTTCCCGGCGTAAATTCATAGGGCTGGGTGGTCATGCCGTATTGCAAGAACCAGTAGGTGTCGAGGTGAACTCCGCGCCGCGTGTATTTCGCCAGGGTCGGCTCCAGTGACAGTACGCCACCGAGCCGGTTAGTGCGCTTTTCCAGATAGGCATTACCAAATACCAGGTAATCCTGCACAAAACGGGTAAAAGCCTGCTGGCTAAGCAGGCGGTGCGGGATGTAGGTACTGCTGAGAATGTCACGCTTAACGGCAATCGGTGAGCTGTGATGTACAGCGGCGCGATAGGTCCGCGCCAGCCCGTCAAAGCTCACCGGCGGCTCATACCAGCGGTCCATTTGCACACATTCTACGTAGTCCAGAAGTTCGCGGCGGTCTAGAACCGGAATGGGATCGCCAAAGCTGAACGCCTGGGTAGTCGCTGCATCATTGGGTTGTACGTCAGGTGGCATCGCATCCTGTGCGGTATTCTCAGTCATCAAAAAATCTCCACAATGTTGCTGGTATTGGCGGCTTCGCCCTGCAGCGGTTCATTAAATAGTGCGTGCATCGTTGCCCAGGCCAGATCTGCGTGGCTGGCTTCTTCGCTGCGGCTGGCTTCATAGGTTGGACGGTTGCCGCTGGCGGTGGTGGCCCGGCGGATAGCATGAATGACTGCGCGATGTCGGTATGACCGGCGTCAAACTCAATGCGGCGGTGGCTGATGATGTCGTATGCCTTGAGCACCAGGGCGTTTTTGACGTTGGGGTTATAGACAAACTCCCGGACGGCAGGGAAAAAGCCTTTGACGTTCTCATAAACGCCGTGACCGACGCCGGTGGAGTCAATGCCGATATAGGTCACGTTGTATTGCAGTGTTAGCTGGCGGATGGCTTCTGCCTGGGCGCGGAAGTCCATTCCCCGCCACTGGTGGCGCTCCAGTATGCGGAACTTGCCGCCGGGAACGGATGGTGGGGCGATAACGACGCACCCGGCGCTGTCACCGTTCTGGGTGCCTTTCGCAGGGTCATATCCGATCCACACCTCGCCCCAGCCAAACGGACGCAGCGCCAGTGCATGAAAATCTTCCCAGACCTCCCAGCTGTCCACCATGCAGGCCTGCAGGTCGGAAAGCGGGAACACGGACGCGAGATCGTCAATAAATTCACACATCAGCAGGTTCTGGTATTCGTCCGGGCTGTATTCCAGTCGCAGCTGGTCGAGGTCGAACAGGTTACAGCCCCCGCGCACGGCATCTTCCACCGTCACAATCTGCCGGAACTGACCATCAGCACAAAGCAGGCCAGCCGCCAGCGCCGAGTGGGTAAGGTCGATATCCACACGGTCCGTTTTTGAGCGACCACGGTTATACAGCGCGCCAGACCAGAAGGGATAGGCGCTGTGTGTCAGGCTGGACGGGGTGGAAAAATAGGTTTGCCGCCACTTTTTGTGCAGCGCCATACCCGAGGCGACTTTTCGCAGCTCCTGGAATTTCGGTATCCAGAAATATTCATCAAGGTACAGGTTGCCGTGGTAGCTCTGCGCGGTGCGGGCATTGGTCCCCAGAAAATAGAGCGTGGCACCGTTTGGCAGGACCATCGGATCGCCTTTAAGCTCTACATCGACCTCTTTGGCAAACTCAATGATGTACTGCTTAAACACGTGCGCCTGAGCTTTACTTGCTGACAGGAAAATTTGGTTGCGGCCAGTCACCAGCGCATCGATCAGTGCCTCACGCGCAAAGTAATACGTTGCCCCGATTTGGCGGGACTTCAGCACGTTGCGGATACGATGCTTTATCCCTGCTTCCCACCAGTGGCGCTGATATTCGAACATGCCAGCGCGGAAAATCTCTTCCAGCTTTTCGATCTGTTTGTCGCTGAACAGGTTTTTTTCAGGTGGTTTGCGGGGGCCGCGGTTGCGGTTTTCCACGTTCGGGTTTAAATCGGCCTCGTTGCCGCCGTTGTTAAATTTTCCGATGCGAGCGTGGCGCTCGGACTGGCGCGCCAGCAGGTCAATTTCCTTAAAATCCTTCCCTTCTTTTTGCTCCTTCATGATCAGCTGGCAGTACCGCGCGGCCGTGGTGAGCTGCATCTGGTCAAGCGGACCATAGCTGCCCCACTTATCGCGTTTTTTCCAGCTGTGAACGGTTGCGGCTTTCTCGCCCAGCATTTCTGCAATGCGGGCTATGCGGTATCCCTGAAAATACAGCAGTAGTGCCTGCCGACGGGGATCGAGCTCTGCGGGGGTCATCGTTTCCATGGGACAAACATACGGGCTTGCCCTGAGCCTTTCCCCGGCTGGCTTTTGTGTGGTTTACCGCACAAGGTCTGCGCGTTGTTTCGCCCCCTCCATCACAGCAACCATAAGGCCTCACTGAGTTATTTGATGGAGTCGCTCAAATGGCAGTTAAAGCAAAACGCTTCCGCATTGGTGTGGAAGGGGCAACAACCGACGGGCGCACCATTGAGCGCGCCTGGCTGGAGCAGATGGCGGCCAGTTATAACCCGCAGGTCTATACGGCGCTGATTAATCTGGAACATATCAAGGGCTACACCCCGGACAGTCCATTCCGCCGTTTCGGGACCGTGGATAAGCTGGAGGCTGAAGAAATTGCGGATGGCCCGCTGAAGGGGAAAATGGCCCTGTATGCGTGGATCACCCCGTCAGCTGATCTGGTGGCGTATACCCGCAAGCTGCAAAAGCTGTTCACCTCCATGGAGGTCAATACCAGTTTTGCTGATACCGGCAAAGCGTACCTGGTTGGCCTGGCAGCGACTGACGACCCGGCAAGCCTGGGTACAGAAATGCTGCAGTTTAGCGCCAGCGCCAAAAGCAACCCGCTGGCAGGACGCAAGCAGAGCCCGGAAAACCTCTTTACCGCCGCAGAAGAGACGCTGATCGAGTGGGAAGAGGTCCAGGGCGAAAAAACCTCCCTCTTTGCCCGCGTCACCGCGATGTTTACCAAAAAAGAGCAAACCGATGATGCGCGTTTTTCTGATGTGCATCGTGCCGTTGAGCTGGTCGCCACCGAGCAGCAGAACCTGAGCGAACGCACCGAGCAATCCCTGTCCGCGCAGGATAAGCGCCTTGCTGCGCTGGAAACATCCCTGCAGGAGCAGCAGACCGCTTTTGCGGAACTGGAGCAGCAACTGCAACAGGAAGACAGCCGCAAAGATTATCGCCAGCGCGCGCCGGGCGGTAACGCGCCGGCAGGCACCCTGACCAATTGCTGATGGAGCATAAGAACCAATGAAAAAGAAAACACGTTTTGCCTTTAACGCCTACCTGCAGCAGCTGGCGCGCCTGAATGGCGTAGAAGTTGAGGAGCTGTCCAGCAAGTTCACCGTGGAGCCGTCTGTGCAGCAGACGCTGGAAGACCAGATCCAGCAGTCCGCCGCATTCCTGACCATGATTAACATCATTGGGGTGACTGAGCAATCAGGCCAGCTGCTGGGTCTGGGCGTCGGTAGCACCATTGCCGGGACGACTGACACGACCACGAAGGAACGCGAACCAACCGATCCGACGGTCATGGTTGATGTTGAGTACAAGTGCGAGCAGACCAACTTTGATACAGTGCTGACCTACGCAAAACTTGACCTGTGGGCGAAATTCCAGGATTTCCAGGTGCGCATCCGTAACGCCATCGTCAAGCGCCAGGCGCTGGACCGCATCATGATCGGGTTCAACGGTGTGAAGCGTGCCAAAACCTCAAACCGTGTCGATAACCCGCTGCTGCAGGACGTTAATAAAGGCTGGCTGCAGAAAGTCCGCGAAGATGCGGCAGATTGCGTGATGGGCAGCACCACGGCAGAAGATGGCACTACCACCGCAGACCCGGTGAAGGTAGGCAAGGGCGGTAAATATGCCAACCTGGATGCACTGGTGATGGATGCCGTTAATGAGCTGATTGACCCGGTTTTCCAGGATGATGCTGATCTGGTCGTGATCTGTGGTCGTGAGCTGCTGTCTGACAAGTATTTCCCGCTGGTCAATAAGGAGCAGGAAAACAGTGAAAAGCTGGCCGCTGATCTGATTATCAGTCAGAAACGCATGGGTGGCCTGCAGGCTGTCCGCGCCCCGTCATTCCCGGCTAATGCCGTGCTGATCACCCGTCTGGATAACCTGTCCATCTACTGGCAGGAAGATACCCGCCGCCGTTCGGTCATTGATAACCCGAAACGCGATCGCATCGAAAACTTCGAATCCGTCAACGAGGCGTATGTGGTGGAGGATTACCGCTGCGTGGCACTGGTGGAAAACATCAGTATTGGCGATTTCAGCGCCGGAGAAGGGGAGTAACGCATGAGCCTGAGTCCCGCACGGCAGCACCGCCTGCGCGTTCAGGCTGAACAGGCCGCCCGTCAGGGCGGCAGTGTTCGCCATGCGTCGGGGTATGACCTGATGCTGCTGCAGCTGGCGGAGGACCGCCGCCGCCTCAAGGGGGTGCAGTCCACAGTGAAAAAGGCACAAATCAAGGTGGAGCTGTTACCCAAATATACCGCCTGGGCGGATGGTGTTCTGGCAGCCGGTGGAGCGCAGCAGGATGACGTGCTGATGTTTCTGATGGTCTGGCGTATCGATGCCGGTGATTTTGCCGGTGGCCTGCAGATTGCCGCGCACGCGCTTAAGCATGGTTGGGTGATGCCGCAGGCGCTGGGCCGCCGCAACGTGCAGACCGTTGTTGCTGAGGAGCTGGCAGATCAGGCGGAGGCCGCGCAGCGAATGAAAGCTGAATTCCCTGCTGACGTGCTGCTGCAGGCGCTTTCGCTGACGGATGCGCTGGACATGCCGGACCAGTCCCGCGCCCGGCTGCATAAAGCTATCGCCGCCGTGATCAGCGAGTCCCGCCCCGCCGCAGCCCTGAACCACTACACGTTTGCGCTGCAGCTCGATCCCCGCTGCGGTGTGAAAAAAAGACAAAGAGCGGCTGGAGCGTCATTTGCGTAACAGCCACTAACGGAACGTGCCCCGCGCACGGGCGGCACGGGATGGCGACAGGCAGCGCCTTATCAAAATCCCGTTCACCGCCCACCTTTTCAGGAGAAAACCCGCATGAGATTTGTTGCGCCAGAACAGGCGCCGGAACAGGCGGAGGTCATCAAAAACACCCCATTCTGGCCCGATGTGGATTTGTCGGATTTTCGCAGCGTGATGCGAACGGATGGTACGGTGACGTCGCCGCGTCTCGGGCAGCTTATCCGGTCTGCTATGTCGGAGGTCAACGCGGAGCTGTACGAATTCCGCAAGCGCCAGCAGTCGTTGGGGTTTCAGACCCTGGCAGACGTACCGGCGGAAGCGCTGGACGGCAAAAGCGAGCGCATCCACCACTACCATAACGCCGTGTATTGCTGGGCGCGTGCGCAGGTGAATGAGCGGTACCAGGACTACGACGCCACGGCATCCGGCGTCAAGCGAGGCGATGAGCTGGCGGAGGCCAGCGGCGATCTGTGGCGTGATGCCCGCTGGGCAATCAGCCGGGTGCAGGATGCGCCCCACTGTACGGTGGAGCTGATCTGATGAAAGTGCGTGCGTACCAGGGTGACACGGTGGATGCGCTTTGCTGGCGTCATTACGGGCGCACGCAGGGCGTCACAGAGCAGGTACTGCAGGCAAATCCGGGGCTGGCTGAGCATGGCCCTTTTTTACCTCACGGGCTGCAGGTGGAGCTGCCGGATATTGCGACCACTACCACGGTGCAGACCGTCCAGTTATGGGACTGAATGATGACGCTTGAACGGATCAGCGCCTTTATTACGTACTGCATTGCTGTACTGCTGGCGTGGATGGGCGATTTATCGCTTAAAGATGCCTCTACGGTGGGCGGTGTGCTGATTGGTCTGCTGATGCTGGCGATCAACTGGTACTACAAACACAAAACCTATCAGCTGCTACGCGGCGGGAAGATAACCCAGGGGGAATATGAATCCTTCAATCGTTAAGCGCTGCCTTGTCGGGGCGGTGCTGGCTATCGCCGCCACGCTGCCCGGTTTCCAGCAGCTCCACACCTCCGTTGAGGGGCTAAAACTGATAGCCGATTACGAGGGATGCCGCCTGCAGCCGTACCAGTGCGACGCTGGCGTGTGGACCGACGGCATCGGTAACACGTCGGGCGTGGTGCCGGGGAAAACCATCACAGAGCGACAGGCGGCGGGGAACTTCATCACCAATGTATTACGAGTTGAAACCGCCCTGGCGCGGTGTGTCCTGGTGAACGTGCCGCAGTACGTTTATGACGCCCTGGTGTCGCTGGCGTTCAACGTCGGCACGGGCAATGCCTGCAGCTCAACCATGGTGAAGTTTATCAATCAGAAGCGCTGGCGCGATGCCTGCTATCAGCTGCCGCGCTGGGTATATGTCAAAGGCATATTTAATCAGGGGCTGGATAACCGCCGGGGGCGGGAGCTGGCCTGGTGCTTAAAAGGAGCGTAACGAAATGAAAAAGAAATTTATCAGTGGGTTGCTTTCGGTGCTGTACGCGGCGCTGATGATTTTAAGTCTCTTTGTCCCCAACGGCATGGCCTCGGCGCTGGTCACCGCATTGACCTGGGTCGCCTGTTTGTTGGTCTGGGTGGCGGTGCTGCTTTGCCTGGCCGGGTGGTATGCGGGCGGCACTCATCGGGAAGAGGCAAAGCAGGCGCTTACGCGCTTTTTCAGTACGCCAGGAAACAATGTGATCAGATGGGCCAGGCGTTCACTGCTTGTGATTTTTCTCGCCTTTACGGGCCACGTTGTCACCCTGGCATTTTATCTGCTGACGCTGGTCGCGCTTAAGGTTCTGCGTGCGCAGGTTGTTGATGCGCAGCCGGTGACGGTATGACGCGCGCGCTGGCGGTAATTCTTGCGCTCGTACTGGCGGCGCTGGGCTGGCAGTCATGGCGACTGAATGAGGCCAGCCGTACCATCGATCAGCAAGGCGGGGACCTGAAAACGGCGGGCGACAAACTGGCAAAAACGAACAGCCAGCTGATCGCCCTGTCCATCCTGACCGAAACCAACAACCGGGAACAGGCGCGGCTTTACGCGGCGGCAGAAAGTACAAACGCGCTGCTGCGAAGCCGTCAGCGCCGGATTGAGGAGCTAAAACGTGAAAACGAGGATTTGCGCCGCTGGGCTGGTACTCCTTTGCCTCCTGACATTATCAGGATGCGCGAACGTCCGGCCCTCGCCGGAGGTGCAGCTTACCGTGAATGGTTGTCCCAGGGTGACGCAGTGCCGCCTGGAAAAGTCAGCGGCACGCACTAACGGTGATTTACTGACGGCGCTGGATGAGGCGGAGGCTGCCTGGTCAGTCTGTGCTGACAAGGTGGACACGATAATTTCCTGCCAGGAGCGAAACAGTGAACAAACCTCAGTCCTTACGCCTCGCCCTGAATAAAACCGTGGCGTATGTCCGGGACAACCCGGACAAGTTGCATTTATTCGTGGATAACGGAGCGGTGGTGGCGACCGGCGCGGCGTCGTTGTCCTGGGAGTATCGCTATACCCTTAACGTGGTGATCGTGGATTTCAGCGGCGATCAGGGATTACTGATGGCTCCCGTGCTGGCCTGGCTGATGGAGAATCAGCCCGATGCTATCCATAACCCGGAACTGCGTGAAAAGCTGTTTACGTTTGAGGTCGATATCTTGCGCAATGATATCTGCGATATCAGCCTGAATCTACAGCTGACAGAGCGCGTTATCGTCAGTGCTGACGGTGACGTGTCCAGCGTCGAAGCGGTGCCGGAACCGGACGAAATGTGGGCGGTGCGCCGTGGCTGAGCTGCAGGAAGTTGACGCCTGGTTAGAGGCGCTGCTGGCGGGGCTGGAGCCTGCCGCACGTAAGCGCATGATGCGGGAGCTGGCGCAGCAGCTGCGCCGCAGCCAGCAGAAAAATATCAGGATGCAGCGCAACCCGGACGGTACGGCATACGAACCACGACGGGTAACGGCGCGCACGAAAACTGGCCGCATACGTCGGCAAATGTTTGCCAAACTCCGCACCGCAAAATACCTGAAAGCCGCTGCCAGCCCGGACTCTGCCAGTGTCGAATTTGAGGGCAGGGTACAGCGAATTGCCCGCGTTCATCATTACGGTCTGCGTGACCGTGTGAGCCGCAGAGGGCCGGAGGTGCAGTATTCACAGCGCCGGTTACTCGGCATCAATGATGAAGTGGAGGACATTACGCGCGAGACGTTGCTAGACTGGATTCAAAAATGAAAGCAGAACCATTATTGTTTTATTATTTTTTGCTAATGAATGGTTGCCTGTCAATCCATGAGTCCCAATTAATATAATTGTCATCAAATCCTATGTGTTTCATTATCAATAAAGAGAGAAGTAGGCTAATACAGGATGAGTAATCCTTCAAATATATAATGCTGTCAGGATTGTTATATTCGACGAGCGCAATGTAATCGCCTTTGTGAAACAATGCGTTGCGAAGTGCGCAATAGTGCATGATGTTTCTTTGTGGTACAGCGTTATCTTTTTTTGATACATTGAAACCATAGTTTTGTAGAGTCGTTGTAATTATTTGCGGAGCTCTGGAAGGTGCATAATCATTTTGTATATATCTACATAGGGATTCAAGTGCAGAGAACGATAGGTAATAGTTTACATCTACATAGCTTATATTCTCTCTAAAAGAAAGCATAGATTTGAAGAAGGCTGTTCTAAATGGGTTTTGATTGGTCTTATTGTTTTCACTGAGTTTGTTAATGGCAAGCTTAATGAATGCTGACCTTCCATCTTTAGAGAAACAGTCTTCCATTATTATTTGTCCTGGGCCACGTTTCCTTTTTATATCTAAAGTTATGGGGAAGTCATCACCGAATGTTAAAGGGCTTTCATTCTCTTTGAGTGAATGGGCTATGATTACATTTTTTTGTTCAATAAAGCTTAGAATTGCTGAAAGATCAAAGAGAGCTTGAGAGAGATTTTTATTTGCGCTTGAGTTAGGAGTGAAAAAACCTGTAAGTATATAAGACTCTCCGTTGCATTTTTCTTTCTTGATCTCGTGAAGATTGTTGAAGCGAGGAGTTAATATTCCTAAATCAAATGTCATTTCTTTAGTGAAAATATACCCATAAATTCCAAAAGGAGTCATTTCTAGTCCTTACATAAAAATTTGTCATTGTATCGTTAATCATACACTTCATCTCCTATGCCCCAAGATAAATGTTTATGTAAGTATCGTCTACATGAATGCTCAATTAACCGAAATCATGCGCCTTATCACCAATCTGATCCGCACCGGCATTGTGACCGAGGTGGACCGGGACGGCTGGCTTTGCCGGGTGAAAACTGGCGACCTCGAAACCAACTGGATTAACTGGCTGACCTACCGCGCCGGTAAATCCCGCACCTGGTGGTGTCCGTCGCCGGGGGAGCAGGTGGTGCTGTTCAGCCTGGGCGGCAATCTGGAGACGGCTTTTGCGCTTCCGGCCATTTACTCCAACGCCTGCCCGCCGCCGTCAGACTCTGAAAGCGCGGACGTGACCGAATACGAGGATGGCGGCTGGTTCGAATACGACCCTGCCACCGGGCACTGGATTATCCGGGGCGTTAAAGCCGTGCTGATTGAGTCGTCACAGCTGGTTTCCTGCAAAACAGGGGAGCTTGTGATCGAGGCCGACACGACCCGTATTAACAGCAACGTGATCATTAATGGCGATGTGACCCATGACGGCGGGGAAATGACCTCAAACGGTATCGTTGCCGATAAGCATAAACACCCTGGCGACAGCGGCGGAACAACGGGAGGTCCAATTTGACGCTCTATATCGGGATGAACCGCGATACCGGCAAGGCCATTACGGAAACGGATCACCTGCGCCAGTCCGTGCGGGACATTTTGCTGACGCCGCAGGGTAGCCGCCTTGCCCGTCGGGAGTATGGCTCCCTGCTGTCTGCGCTGATTGACCAGCCACAAAATCGGGCGCTGCGCCTGCAGATCATGTCTGCGGTGTACGTCGCGTTGCTGCGCTGGGAGCCGCGGTTGCAGCTCGACACCATCACGATTAACAGCAGCAACATGGAAGGCTCAATGGTGATTGAGCTGGCAGGCCAGCGTAATGACGGTGTGCCTGTGTCCCTTTCCGTATCGACAGGAGCAGACAATGGCCGTTATTGACCTTTCCCAGCTGCCGCCACCGCAAATCGTTGATGAGCCAGATTTTGAAACCCTGTTGACAGAGCGTAAAGCGGAGTTTGTCGCGCTCTATCCGGCAGAAGAGCAGGAAGCCGTGGCCCGTACTTTAACGCTTGAGTCAGAGCCGATTGTAAAAACGCTGCAGGAAAACGTGTACCGGGAGCTGCTGCTGCGCCAGCGGATTAACGAGGCGGCACGGGCTGTCATGGTGGCTTATTCCGGCAGTGATGACCTGGATAATTTAGGCGCTAACAATAACGTGCAGCGCCGGGTGATCACCCCGCAGACGATACCACCACGCCACCCACTGAGGCGGAAATGGAATCGGACGCGGATTATCGGCAGCGCATCCCGGCGGCCTTTGAGGGGATGAGCGTTGCCGGGCCGGTTGGCGCGTATGAATTTCACGCGCTGAGCGCCGATGGCCGTGTGGCAGATGCATCAGCATTCAGCCCGGCACCGGCGGAAGTCGTGGTGACTATTCTGGCCCGCGACGGTGATGGCACTGCGCCGGATGACTTGCTGCAGGTAGTTGGTGTTGCACTGAATGATGAGGCCGTGCGGCCTGTAGCGGACCGGGTGAGCGTCCGCTCTGCTGAGATTGTCCGCTATGAAATCGATGCGGTTCTGTATGTCTATCCCGGCCCGGCAAAGGAACCCATCCTCGCTGCCGCGAAAGAGCAGGGCACTGCATACATCAATGAGCAGCGCCGCCTGGGGCGTGATGTGCGGCTGTCTGCGATTTATGCCGCTCTGCATGTTCAGGGCGTGCAGCGGGTTGAGCTGATGCAGCCCCTGGCTGACATGGTGATAGATAAAACGCAGGCGTCCTATTGCACCGATTTTAAAGCAGAAATTGGTGGCTCTGATGAATAGCCTGTTACCGCCGGGATCGTCATCACTGGAGCGCAGGCTGGTGCAGGCCTGTTCAGGTATCAGTGATTTAAGCGTGCCACTGCGTGACCTCTGGAACCCGTGGAAATGCCCGGTGAAATTCCTGCCGTATCTGGCGTGGGCGTTTTCCGTCGACCGCTGGGAGGAAACCTGGTCAGAGAGGGATAAGCGCCAGGCGGTCAGCGATGCGTTCTGGATCCACCAACGCAAGGGGACGGTGGCGGCGGTTCGCCGGGTGATTGAAAACCTCGGCTACAGCATGACGCTTCAGGAATGGTGGGAGGTGGCCGACCCCGCCGGGACATTCCGCCTTGAGATTGACCTGAATGATATCGGTATTACCGAGACGATGATTAAGGAGCTGGAGCGGATTATTGGCGATGCGCGGCCGGTCAGCCGCCACATTGCCCGCCTGTCACTGTCAGCGGGGACCACCGGTCCGGTGTATACCGGTGCCGCATCGTGCAGCGGGGAGGTCAT